ATGCAACGCACTGCCTTTCCTTTTTTGAGAGTTTAACGCCTTAACACCTACTAAACCAAATGCCTAACCAAGTGAGCATAGCGCAGGCCCTGGGCGTTACGAAGGGACGCATCAGCCAAATGAAAAAGGAGGGGATCCCTTTGGACAGCATCGAGAAAGCCAAGGCATGGCACGCGCAAAAGTACGGCGTCCTGTCGCCCAAAGGGGCCAGGGTCGATTCCACCCAGGCGTTACCGCAGCAACCGATAGCTACCCCAAGTCTAGACGACATCCGTCGGGACGATCCGATCGGCGTGCTGGCCCGGGCAAGGCAGGCCGAGATCGTGGCCTACGGCGTGATCGCCGAAAGCGTAAGGAATAAAAACGTCCGGGACACCAGGAACGCAACGGCCAACTGGCGCACCGTCATGCACGCCAGGATGGAGGCCGAATCCGAGGTCGCCCGGTGGAGAATTCAAACCGGCGAACTTTGGCGCCGGGCCGAATGCTTGGAATACATCACAAAAATGAACAATCAACTGCGCGGATTGCTGGAAGCACTCCCGGCGGCGATCGCTGCCAGGTGCAACCCAAGCGACCCGAACACTGCCAGCGCTGCCCTCGAGGACGGCGTCGAGCAGATTATCGCAACCATAAGGAGCACATGAAAACAGAATACCCATGCCTACTGAAAAAGAAGATCGCCGACCTTTTGCCGGCCGATTACAACCCCCGGACCATTACTGACGAGGCGCTCGGCCGCCTAACGAAAAGCCTGGCCGAGCTCGGCAACCTTCAACCGATCACCTGGAACGTGCGGACCGGGCGCGTGGTGGGCGGGCACCAACGGCTCAAGTGCTACCTGGCGATGGGAAAGAAGGAGGTCGAGGTATGGGCGGTGGACTTAGCAGAGGACAAAGAAAAGGCAGCCAACCTTGCGCTCAATAAGCTGGCCGGTGAATTCGACCCCCTGCGCCTTAAGGACCTGGTCGAGCAGCTGGACCCGGGCACGATGGACCTCGAGATCACCGGATTTTCGATGAACGAACTGGCCGCGATAATGGCCGTCGCCCCCGAAGAAACACCGAAGGAAATCGACGAAGTGATCGAGCCCACGCTCCCCCCGGTCGTGAAACCCGGCGAACTTTGGCAGCTCGGCCGCCACCGCCTGCTGTGCGGCGACTCAACGGTGAAAGAAAACGTAAAGAAACTGCTCAACGGAGCGGTTCCGTTTTTGATGGTGACCGATCCACCCTACGGCGTCGAATACGACGCCAGCTGGCGCGAGGAAGCGGGGATTGGGGAAGGGGCCCAGGGGAAGGTGCTCAATGACGACCGGGCCGATTGGCAGCCGGCCTGGGAACTTTTCCCGGGCGACGTTGCCTACGTCTGGCACGCCGGCGCATTTTCGCCTTCGGTCGGAGACAGCCTGACGGCGTCCGGTTTCACGCTTCGCAATTTGATCATATGGGCGAAGGACCGCCTGGTGATTTCCAGGGGCAACTACCATCATCAACACGAACCCTGCTGGTACGCCGTGCGAAAAGGAGCGACGGCGAAATTTACTGAGGACCGAACGCAAACAACGCTGCTCAAAAACATTAAAGACTGCACGCGGCCAGGGGAGCTCGTGTTTCTGGCAAAAGACGAAGCAAAAAAGGTTTATGCCATCCGGGAGGACAAATCGATCCTGTGGCAAATTCCAAAGCCGACCAAATCCGAAACCGGGCACAGCACGCAAAAGCCGGTTGAGTGCATGGCGCGGCCGATTCGCAATCACGAGACGGAGGACGTTTACGAACCCTTCTGCGGATCAGGCACCACGCTGATAGCTTGCGAGACGCTGGGGAAGCGGTGCTTTGCGCTCGAGCTCAACCCCGCATATTGCGACGTGATAATCAGGCGATGGGAGGGCCTGACCGGGCAAAAGGCACAGCTGGCATAGGGCCATCTTTTGTAAGTGTTTAATAAACAACGCAATAAAAAGTGATTTTTTCCCTTGCATAACCTAGCCGATAGGTTAAGGTAAACCCATGACAACAACCGCCACCCCCAACACGACGGAAACCCTGCCCAGCAACCTCAACCAAGTCCGCGCGATTGCCGCCCGGGTCTTTGAGGACGCGGCCGCCAACGAGTGCACGATTCAGACGACCTTTGGAGAAGTTCGGGCGGTCCGGCCCGCCACCCCAGGGGACGACGCCGAGATCTTTATGGCGCCGCTCGCTCACCGGGATTTCTGCAAATTCCTCAACGGGATCGGACGCTGAAAACGGAAACCACAAAGGAGAAAACGATGAACAAAAAATACGCAAAGCAGATCAAGACGACCGCCAGGGAACACTACATGGAATCCGACCGGCTCCGCTGGTTTGAGAAAATCGACCGCGACGAGGAAAGGCTGATGAAAAGCGACGCCAAGGCACTCCTCCGGGCAGCGACCGCCCTCGAGCACGGCCGCAAAACGAAAGCCCAGGAGCTTATCCAAAAAATGGACACGGCCTGCCGGGAGCTCATTTCAGCCCGGGCCTACAACTTTGTGTTTTCAAAATAAAGCGAAACCCAAGCATGAAAACCATACAACAAGACATCGAAGAACTTAAAAAAACGTCCACGCAATTTCTAAGGGATGAATATAAAAGAATGCACAAAATCAGCGACACAAGCGAACTCACTAAGAGCGACCTAGTGTGGCGCATTCTTATTGCAAAGTATGGGCAAAAAAGAATAGACGAATATTGCCTGCCCAAAAAGGAGATCAAAAAATGAACTTTTCCATCGCTGAATATATTTGTGCCCACGGGAAGCTGCCCAGGGGGCGAGGATTGTGGGGATTTAAACCAGAATACAACTTAGGGTATCCCGGGTTTGCAGAGACAAAACAAGAAGTGGCGGCAAATATTAAATTCACACCACGATCGATGACTTATGCGGACGCAAAAAAGTGGGCAAAAAAAGCGATGACCCCGTACCGCTACGTGGTGGTGTGCAGCTGATGAAAAGCAAATCCGTCATCTGCCCATCGTGCGGGGCCGAGGTGCCCGCCTCCATGTTTCACAAGATGCTCGGACACCGGACGAGCGAACTCAAAAAACAGTCTAGCCGTGAAAACGGAAAACTAGGTGGGAGGCCGAAAAAAACAAAAAGTGAATCTTCAGGAAATAATTGATTCGTACCGGGCCTGCTGGTCCAAGCGGGAGAAGCTGCCGGCCTGGAAGTGGGCAGAGCAAAACATTACGATGTCGGGAGCGACGCCTTACAAGGGGCCCTACCGGACAAGCTACACGCCCTACGTTCGCGGCGTTTTGGACGCCCTGGAGGATTGGCGCACTCACACGGTCGTGCTTGCCTGGGGATCACAAACAGCCAAGACAACGACCTTGATGACTTGGCTATGTTGGCGCCAGGCGAAGCATCCACCGGCCGCACTCTGGGTCATGCCGACCGAATCCCTGGCGCGTAGCTTTAGCGAAAGCAGGCTGCAGCCCATGTTTAGAACGTGCGGACCGGTGAGCGAAACCATCCCCCAGGATTCCGACCGGTGGAAAATACTCGAGATGCACTGGACCCAAGGGAACACGCTCAATCTTGTAGGCAGCAACAGCCCGGCGGCAATTTCGAGCCGCCCGGTCGAGGTCGTGGTCTGCGACGAATTGGATAAATTTGCACCGGCAACCGAAAAAGAAGCGGCCGCATTTGCACTGGCACTCGAACGCACAAAGGCATTCCCAAGGCGTAAGCACGTTTTGACGAGCACACCCACGCTGAGCACCGGCGACATTTGGGTGCAGTATTTAGCAGGAACCCGGGAAAAGTTTTTTCTTCCGTGCCCGCATTGTAAAGAAATGCAGGAACTGGTGTTCGGCCAAATAAAGTGGGATGACTCCGCCAGGAAAGACAACGGAAAGTGGGACCTGAAAAAGGTCCGCCAAACATCCCACTACCTCTGCGAAAAGTGCAACGGCAAAATAGATGACGGGCACAAGACCTCCATGCTTCGGGCAGGTGAGTGGAGGGCGACCGCAGGCGACGACGCCGAACCCGGTCGGCGGTCTTTCCACCTTAACTCGCTTTATTCACCATCGATTACTTTTGCGGACGCGGCCGTTAAGTTTTTAACCGAGAAAAACTACCTGCAGGGGCTGCAAAACTTCGTCAACGGATGGCTGGCTTTACCATGGGAGGATCAATTCGACGACGACAAAACTGTGGACATTCCTGCTGGTGCGTTTGCTAAAAAGCAGGATTGGGAAACGGAGCACATCAAACTAGCGGCGATTGATCGACAGATTGATGGTTACTGGTTTGTAGTAAGGGCATTCGCCCGGGACGGATCCAGCCGTTTGATTGAGGAAGGACACAAGCGAACGATCGAGGACGTGGCGCAAGCGCTGCACGACCTTGGCGTTCAACCGCAGCACGTCTGCATCGACTCCGGATACGAAACCCAAGACACCTATCGAATCGCGGCCCGGTATAAATACATCGCCCTCAAAGGTGAGGATCGTCCGTTCTATTGGATCGAAACTCCGCGGGGCCGAATGAAATCCGTTCACAGCGCGACCCAACCGACCGACGCCGGCTGTATGCTGATTCTTCTGAGCTCCTCGGCCTGCCAGGATTTGCTGGCTTGGCTTCGACGCGGCCAGGGTCCGCTGTGGGAAGTCGCGCACGACGTGAGCCCACAATACAAAGAGCACATGAGCTCTCATAAAAAATTACACCGAATTAACCGAAAGACCGGGAAGGATTTGTATGAGTGGGTGCGAGTGAAAAGCCGACAGGACCATTTATATGACTGCGAAACCTACCTCTCAGGATTTGCGGTTTACGGAAAAATCATTAGGCCGACCGCATCACTAGACGAGGAATCGTTGACACCCACGGGCGAGTGATGGCCGCTTCTCGCAGACTTACCCGCGCCGTCGCTACCAACTACCTGGCTCAAGCCTCCGGGGTTACAGCGACAGCGCTGACCAATCTGGCAGCCGACAGAAACTCGGCTATGACCGGCGCAGCTTCCGGGCGTGCTTTGGTGGGAACGTCGGCGGGCGGACAATCCGCCAGTTTTCAAATCGACATGAAACCCACCGAACGCGTTGAACTGTTTCAGGCTGCCATCGATTACCTAAACGGCGTGCAGGTCACACGCACAAGCGCCTCGTTTTCTTACATTCTGGACAGTTGATTATGTCGAAAAAAGTTTCACTCGTGGCTCGGATGGGTGCAGGGATAAAGGCGTTTGGCGCAGGATTCGGAGCTGGCATCAGCACGTTTCAACCTTACGAGGGCGCAGGCTTTTCACGGAAACGTCCGGTTATTTACGGAGCGCACGCCCGCGATTCACGCCTCGATCTAAACGAAGCGACCCGGACGGAACTTCTCAAACTTGCGCGGCACATGTACCGCAACGTCGGTCTAATTAAAGGCGCAGTCGATTCGATTGCCACCTACTCGATCGGGCCCGGACTGCGCCCACAATACCGCGGAGCCGATCAAGAATTTGGAAGACTCTGTGAGGAATACTGGCGAGACACGGTGGCGCCATCCCCGGAAGTCACCGGCCGGATGACTTGGACGGACATGCTGCTGACTCTCTCACGATCGATCGACGTGGACGGCGACGTGTTCGTCGTCATGACTGAGAAGGGGAAACTGCAAATCGTCGAAGGTCACCGGGTATGCGAAGGGGACGACTACGGGACAGCGGACGGCGTGTTCCTAGGAAAGCTGGGTGAACCCACCGCCTACCTGATCCAGACCGGCGAACTGTACCGAAAGCTCGGCGCAGATACCGTCATTCATCTCATGGAACTGGAACGGCCTGACCAGATCCGCGGAGGATCGTCACTGGCCCGTGCGTTGAATCACGTCCGGGATCTAAAGATGCTGGGTGAATTTGAAAAAGACGCACTAAAACTTCAGGGCTCGATCGCCGCCGTCATCACCACCGATCAAGGCGACGAGCTGGCCGGGCAGGGCGGATTCTTTGGAACCGTACAAGCGCAAGACTCCGGTGAAGCGACGATCGCCCGAGAAGAAATCACAAGCTCGGCCACGATCCCGCGGCTGGCCCCAGGCGAAAAGATTGAAATGGTCGGGCCGAACCGGCCGCACGCCGGCTTTGAACCGTTCGCCAAGTTCCTGATCCGTGACGTGGCGATGGGGCTGGGCCTTCCGGTGGAATTCGTTTATGACCCGGCCAGCGTTGGCGGCGCAGGGATGCGATTTATCGTGGCCAAAGCGCAGCGTCGTTTTGAACAGCGCCAGCGCCTACTGATCGACAGATTCTGCAATCGGGCGTGGCGTTATTTCATCGGCGGAGCGATTGCAAACGGCGATCTGCCGGCCGTCGAAGACTACGCAAAGGTAACATGGCAGACTCCGAAGTCGCTGACCGTGGACGCCGGCCGAGAGGCACAGCAGGCCCGGGAAGACTACAAAGCGGGCCTATCCTCCTTGCAGGACTACTTTAATGAGCTTGGCCTGGAGTGGGAAGAGCAGGTCAGACAGATTGCAAAAGAACGGGAATTCATCGCATCCATCGGAACCGTCACGCCGCAGACCGACGTGGCGGCTCCGGTCGAAGCAGTCAAAGAAGCTCCCGCCGTCAACGAACCCACTCCGGCGAATCCTAAAAAGGATCCGAACGCAGGGCCGGACGCGGAGCTGTCGGCCGTGGTCGAACTAAACATGCCAGACCCAACGCCAGGTGAAGACGAATCTGCTTTCATGGATCGGTGCATGACCGAAACAAGCATGATCAAGGAATATCCCGATCAGGATAAACGGCAGGGGGCGTGCAAGTTGCGCTTCACGTCAAAGACCGACACACGCACTGAGGCATTCACGATGAGGGACGACCCGGACTTCAATCTTTCAGCCAAGGAACTCGACATGGTGGCAAAGGCCGTTGGGCTGAAGGATCAAAAAACAAAGGCTAAAAAGAAACGCTGATTTTTGACACGCCTTGGCCTGCATGGCCAACAAACTCTCAAACGTTTCCATTCTTACGATCGGCGAGGCCAAAGGCCACAATCTGCTGATCGATCAAAAGTCGCTCGAGCAGGCGCTCGAAGTGGCGAATTCCATGAAGCGGATCAAAGTGACCATGGGCCACGGGGCCGAAGTCTCCGGGATCCTTGGTTATATCGACGGATTCAGGATCGAAGGCGAGCGCCTGATGGGCGATCTGACCCTGTTCAATACCAACGAAGCGCAATTCGTTCAGCACTTAGCGCAGGTACTCCCTGAAGGGTTCGGCCTATCCCTTACGTTCAGCGGCGTCCCGGAGGAAGTCGCTGGAAACCGATTTGCCCGGGTGACTGAAATTTACGACATCAGCGTGGTGAGCACCCCGGCCGCCAACCCTGCTGGAATGTTTTCTGCATTCACAGCGGTTGACATGAAAAAACTGCAAATGAACGAAGCGTCTGTTGAAGTGAAGAAAGAGGAGATCGCGCCGGCCGTCGTGGCCGAGGTCGCAGCTCCTGCCGTTGAAGCTCCCGTTGTCGAGGTGAAGGCCGAGCTGGCCGAAAAGCCTGCCGAAAAACCTGCCGACAAGCCCGAGGAGAAAATGGCCGAACCTACTCTCACGGACGTCGTCGGAATGTTGACCGCTCTCTCTGAGAAAATGGATTCCATGATTGAGCTTCAAAAGGCAGACATCGCCGGAGAACAAGGCGAAGAAGCGGGCGAAGCTCCCGAAGCTCCTGCTGAAGACATGGCCAAACCTTACGGAATGAGCGCCAAGTCCGACGAAAAGGCCGACAAGGCCGTGACCACTTTGGAAAAAGCCAAGGCCGACGCTGCTGGTGCAGTGGCGGTTCCCGCTGAA